ACATACTAGGACTAAAAGGTAGTAATAAGTTTGAATAGTCTTGTTCAATGTATTCATCGTGAGCTTTAGCATGAGCTTCACCTTGAAGAACAGCACGAGCCTTCTTCCATAGTGGCTTCAGCGATAAGTACGAAGCACTAGGAGTCTCGACACCACGCTTCTGCGTATTAGCCGCAGTCTTGATTAGAGCCATTAAAGCCTCCTTTTGTTAATGTTGTTTATTATTAATTATAATTAAAAACACTATACACAATAGTATCTTAAAATATATTTAAATATAATATAGGGAACCCCCTTGGTCATTATTTGCGGGTATTTTTACACCATACAAATAAGGTCGAGAGAGGTATTAACCCCTCCCTACCGTTTAGAGACTGTCAGACACTTGAGAGTCTGTCTCTTATTCTATCATTATTTGCGGGTATTTATTATTTTACAATAATCTATCCCTGCCACCTTGCTTTGTTACCTCTAACATCAACATGTGTGAATCTGCTATAGCGACCTACGCCACCGTAATGGTGTGTATTTAAGTAGTTATATACCTTACTTGCAGGTACTCCTTTAACTACGATATCCGCCGCCATTCCTTTTACATGGTAAGAACCTTTAGCTCCGCCAACTTTAGCGTTATGCTCTGGGCTTCTGTAACCACTGTTAATCTTAATAGGTGCATCGAAGTGCGCTCTAAGAGATTCTAGTAGCTCTAGTAGCTTTGGGTCTATACCTTGTACAGGTAGTGTTCCTTTGCCTTTACAAGCAAACTCAGATTCTTTAAAGTTTTCAGAGAGATAGCCTCTTTTTAATGTTGGCTTCTTCTTAAACATATTTCCAAATTTTAATTTACTAAACTTCATGATTTCCACTTGTCTACCATCTTCTCACCTGAACGCCCCACGATGTAACCACCTACACCAATTTGTAGTAAGTTCCATAGCTCAACCGGTAAGTCAATAGCATATGCTGTTCCCATAAACATGTTTGCTACAGGGAAGATTAAATAATTAAGAGCAACAATTGCGATGATAACCATCATCAACAAAGGTCTCCACGATGCTGTAAGCCAGTTAGTTGACTTTGCTTCTTCTAAAACAATCTGCCCACGTAATGCTTCTAAGCTGTCTGTATGTTCTAGTAGTCCAAGTTTAATTTCTCTTTCTACGTCTAATCGCTTATCTCCATCCGGGATAAGTCTTTTAACTAAGTCACCCACGATAGGCGCTAATACTGTAATTAATGGTGCCATTATGGTACCTTTCTCTTGTGCCACCACAACTTCTTATACTTGTCAAAGAAGTGTGTGCTGTGTTTGTTTGCTATATAATCCATTCTATCTGTGTCCCACGGTTCAATCTTGCAGTCCATATCAATTCTCTTGAATGGCATTACGTGAACTAATGGAGTTCCTTTAGGGAAGAAGAATTCACCCTCTTCGTTTCCTGTCCAGATAAACGGAAAGTTAACTTGTTTCTGATAAGTATCAGTATCTACAATGCCTTCCATAATGTGAATGCTATTATACTGATGTGGCGGTGATTTAAATAATACTGAGTAGCCCGGAGAAGTCTCTATAACCCAAGGGTTAGTGAACTTCAACAATACGTGTCCTAACTCAAACTTATCTAAAGGGCAAGCGTTACCTACTTGTTCCCAACTATGATTACCAATCATGTCGCCTTCACCAAAGTTAGATGAGAAGCTTACATAGATTTTAAACCAAGACTCACCGTCTTCATTAAATTCTTTTTCTACTTTTACATTCATATCCATCCATGTGGGTATAATGTAGCCGTTTGTTACGGCATCTAAAACAGGAACACATCTTTTAACCGTACCGTTTTCTTCAATCGGTGCGTCTGGGATTGTCCTCTTAAGTTTCTTAAACCATTCTGGCATAAACTTGCTTGCCACTTTCGGCTCTGGGAAAACATCTTCTAAGTCTTTTCTGTGCCTGAAAGTTATTACTGGTTTGTCTTCTTTCTTTTTGAAAAACATTTGTTTCTCCTAATATAATACGGTTAGAGACTCCGGGGTTTCCCCCGAAGCCTGTTTGCTTTAGTTTAGTGTGTTTGGTCTAACCGGTCTTTCAAGAGCTTCGTCTGAAGGATAATCTAACCAAGCTTGTCGCCATGCTTCGATTTCTGTCAGTTCTTCAGCTGTTAATAAACCATACCTAAACGGATTGAACTTGTCAATGGTCTGTGAGAACTCTAATGCCCTCTCACCTCTTCGGTCCATCGCCCATGTATCTTTGTGGCGTGTATCGAACAAGTCTTCTATCTGTTCTACAGAATGAACAACAGAACCTTGCCAGTCCCAACCAATCCAAGACTCCTCTGCTTCTCCAGCAAAGGTGTTTAGTATTAGTCCGTCTTCGTCTTTAATAACCCAACGTTTTAAGTCCATTATAGTTTACTCCAAAATAGTATTCCACCGCCGCCGTTACCGCCGATTGTGAGAGAGGTGCCAGTTAAGCCACGAGTTTGTACTCCACCGCCACCACCACCGTAGCCGCCGTTTCCGGCAAAGCCTCTGTAGGTGTTACCAGCAGTTGTGCCTTGCATATGACCTCCACCCGCAAAGGTGTGACCATTCCACGCTTGAACATTATTACCATCATTTCCGGTGTTAGCTATAAGCCCTGCACCGGCAATAAAGTTAGTAGAACGACTTGGTGTGTTACCCGCAAAACCAGCCGAAGCTGTAATGAAGGATACCCCCGGTTCTACTCCCATAATAGTACTAAGACTACTAAAGTACTGAGTGTACTCAGGTAAAGTAGTAGAGTCAGAAGTATAGGCTACAGTCTTTCCGAAAGGACCTCCTGATAAGGATAGCCCCGCCGCCGCTGTAGTAACGTCATCAAAGAAGTTACAACCATGTCCGCCTGAACGGCTAGTACTACCACCACCACCTGTACGTGCTAAACTTGACAAGAAGAACGGTTGAGTACCGTCGTTTGCTGTGTAGCCAGTAGGTATAGTAAAACTTGCAGTACCCCCTGAACGGGCTTGTCCAAATGGACTGTCGGTATCGTCACCTTTACCGCCTTCGCCACCTGTAGTAGTAACTATCTGAGTAGTGTTCCAAGTGAATACAGAACTACCACCATCCGAGCCTACGGCTGTTCCTGTAGCATTAACCGCTAGTTGACCTGCGGCACCACCGGCGGCTTTTGTCCAACTCATAGGGGTAAACCCATCCCAGTAGAAAGAGAAGATTGCTAAGCCCGCACCACAACCACCATGACCGCCTCTGAAGTAGTCAGCGTCTAGTTGTCGTTTAGCGCCACCTCCACCGCCTCCACCAGTCATTACGAAAACGTAAGGTCCGGATAGGTCTAAGCCTGAGTTAGTAGGGTCGTAGTAGTCTTTTATCATCTGCTTAACGTCTCCAGCAGCAATTTCTTGATGGAAAGGTCCGCCTACTTTTGCTGATAAGTGTGGTTCTGAAAGAACACTAACTTCACCCGCAACAGTTAAAACACCGTCTGTAGAATCCCAACGCATATAGTTAGTAGCGTTACCCGCAACGAAGTTACCGTCAGGGTCTACCGCAAAGCCTTGGTCTGTTCCAGAAGGTTGGCTCTGAGCATCAGATGCTTGGTCAAAGTCACCAACATAGAGGTTGTCTACATTTATTGTACCTGCCGCAATGTTACCACCATCAATACTTGTGATAGTAGCGCCGTTAAGCGAGAAGTCACCGCTGTTGAAAGTTACTAAGCCTGTGAAGTTTGTAGCTTCTGAAGGAGTTGCACCAATAGCTGTCGTGTTAGTGAAAGGAGCTGTAGGAGCATGGAAGGTTAGAATCGAGTTGTATACTTTATTTAATGAACTTGCCACTTGTGAAGGTGGTGAAGTACTCCAACCCGATGTGATATTAACAACAGTACCAGAAGACCAAACAAAAGTTGCTTGTGGAGCCGAAGGGGCAGTTGTTACTGCAGGGTTAGTATATAAAGTTATTTGAGCAAATCGAGGAGCTTCCGCACCATCTGTACCATCTGCGCCATCAGAACCCGGAGCGCCATCAGCACCATCCGCGCCATCTGCACCCGGAGTACCCGGAGCACCGTCGCTTCCATCTGCACCATCAGCACCATCAGCGCCATCTGCACCAACGTATTGAACAAAAGTAAGTCCGCTTCTAATTGGTATTGTAGGCTCATCACCGTCATAAGTCAAGTAAGCCACATAAGACATGTTTGTAGGGCTATTACTTTGAGTGTTAGTTACTTCGTCAGCACCATTAGCGTAAATTACTTTTACTTTACTAACAGTTACTAGCGTAAAGCTTTGGTTTGTTAACATAAGTCTATCAGACATAGTGCCTAATGGACTTCTAGAACGAACACTAATATCATAGTTACCAGTCGTCATACCCGCTAAGTCTAAGTTATCACTACGAGTTGTTCCCGCTACTGTCCAAAACGCTACGTTTGTAGGTTTGATTTCAACTAAGTAATCGTGTACCGCAGAGTCATTTGCTTGAGTCCAAGACAAGTTACCCGCAGTTGTTCCTAATATTTCTCCTGTATTCGAGAAGGTTAAGTTAGTAGGAGCATCGATAGTGAAGTCGAAAGTCGGAGGTGTAGTATAAGCGATGTTATCACTAATATTCCACGCAAGAACTTCTTGGTCAAAACGATATACTGTTAATTGAACAGTAAAGTCAGCGTTAACCGCAATAGTTTCTACTCTGAAACAATCACCAAGTATGCCAATATTCTCGGAGTTAATTCTTATGAAATCTCCCGGCTCAAGGTTAAGACCTTTCTTTGAAACAGTAAGTTTAACTGTGTATATAGTACGTGCTTTACGAACAGCTTGTTCTGCCATAGCTAAAGCATGATAAGGGTCTGTAATACCTTCTGGGCTAAGACTAGCTGTGAAAGGTTGATTGTTGTCTTCTGTTAAGTAAGTATTGTGTATTGACGAATTGGTTGGAGGCCAAGTAACTGTGTCCTGTTTAAAATCCTCGTGTTCGTTAGAGAAGCTAACTGTAGCTTGGCTCAAACGGTCACTAGCGGCTGGCCAGTTAATTTCTACTTGGTCTCTGATAATGTCGTCGTCTGTAAAGATATGTGCAGAGTCTACTAATGCTTGTGTAGCGGCTAAATCAGCTGGGTACTCAAGGTTAAGTTTATACTTACCTTCAGATGACCATGTTAATTCAGCAAGACCCATAGTCGCCATGATTTTCTCTATGTTATCACGCACTTGGTCTGCTGTAGATATTGCTATGTTACACTCATATAAAGGAATAGGTCGAGTAGCGCTTTGAGTTGTCGAAACCCAAGCAGTACGATTCCACTGCCAGTAAGTTCCTTCTGATGTAGCGAACCATATTTCATTTTCGTATGTACGGTCTTCTAAGTTAGTTGGACGAGCCGCTTCATCTGCAACTGTGTGCAAAGTCTTTTGACCATTAATCTTACCACCAATAGACCTGTTTGTTGCAACTACTGTGTCACACACTTGTGCCGAATGATAAAATGATTCTAAGTCAATATAGCTTGAGTTTAAGCCACGACCATCTGCGTTAGTTAAATAATCTAAAAGACATAATGCAGGGTTGTTAGAATACGCATAAGTACTGCTTAATGAATAAGTACCAGAGTTATTAATAACACTTCTAACCTTACGCCCTTTAACCATAAATTCTGCCGCTGGAACACCTTGATAGTTCGCATCGTCTCTGTTAAGTTGATATGTAGCAGAAGCAAAGGCTGATTTAGTAAATCTGTTAGTAGAAGAAATACCGTTACTAGTAGCAATCGGGTCAGCTGTTCCACCATTAGCGAAAGTACGAATCAGGTGTTTAAACTTCTGACTGCTTTCGTTATAGTGTTGTCCGTTGATACGAACCCACTGAACACCTTCAATACCTTCAGTACACAAAGCATACTGTACGTGTAGGAATTCATTCTTAGAACCACCTACTGATGAGTTGCTCATGCCTTCTGTAAAGGTCTTTGTAGATGTATCTGTAGCTGATGTAAAACTGCTAGTTACGTTATGTTTAACTTCTATGCCACCAAGAACGTTCTTACCATAGACTATCGGCATGGGTGCCGCTTCGCCTGATACGGTGATTTCAAAACCCTTACGAGCATCTGCCGCCGCCGCCGCACGTTTCTTAGCTTTCTTTTGTTGTTGTATTTGATAAGCGGTTGAAGCAACAAATATTACTGCTTGTACGATTAAGGATATACCCATTATACTTTCCCCCACTTAACTGTTGTTTGTTTGTTATCATAGATTTCATCAAACGAAGTATCAGAGCTTGAATGTTGGTCCATCCCTGCTTTCGAAGTAATAAAACTACGAACCATGTCTAAATCAGACATAGGTGATGTTCCTTCAATAACTGCTAACTTCTGTTCGAAATCGTTGTTAATGCTTGGAGCGTCAACAAATCCATTATAAATACTTAGCACGTCTGCAGGGTTGAGCATAGGTTGCCCATTGCTGTCTAACAATGCTACTTTAACTGTAATAGGTTTCCCTATCACGTTAAGATTAAATTCTGCCGCCATAGCACCCGCTTGGTCTGCTACGACTATTCTATATGACTCTCGGTCAACCACTGAGGAGAACTTAGGTGAGTCAAACTCAAACATGCCTCCGTCTGATAAGTAGGTTTGTCCGTCGAATATTAGGTCACTATGATATGATGTAAAACGATAGGTAGAGTTAAACTCTAATTCCATAAGGAATATGACTTTTATGTCATCACTATCAAGTACCGCTTGTGTAGCGGCTGATATATTTCTCATTAGATTGCCTCATGTAATGTAATGGTTCCTGCATTTGAGAGGACACCATCTGTGAATGTGATACCTGCTTGGTTATCGATACTTGTTAAATAACTAATTACTGCTTGGTCACCTAGCCTTAATGTGTGGCTGATTGTTACTGCTGTTCTCAAACGTGGGTATATAGTCATCTGAGGTACAGCACTACTAAGGTCGCAGTCTGATGTTGATACGTAGATTTTACCATGATTAGAGAACTTAAGGAATGTTCCCTTTGGAATCAACCCAGTAACGCCTACAGGCTGAACAACAATAAGGTCAGCGTCTTGAGCCGCCGCAACACCCACTTGAGGTGTATTTGTGCTTGCTGTAAATTTAGCGTCTACTGTAGGTAGCTGTGGCATTACCATAGTTTCGACTTGGCTCATGTTTGCCACTGAAGCTAGGAACATATCTACCTGTGTATCAGGCTCTCCAATAGTGTTGAATTCTAATTCCCATCTTTGTACGTTCTGTGACGCACGTTGTTTTCTTAAAGATACTGTGTCTACATCATACATTGGTTCGTTTGATGTGATAGTAAACGGGGCTAAGATTTTAGCTCCCTTGTAATAATATACTGACATAATTTAACTCCTAATAGGTCTAGCAAGAACGGGTAATTTACGTTCTAAGAAATGGGCTTGCCTTTGTCTAGCAGTTCCCGTGTTGTGTTCGTGTGTTGAGACCCAAAAATCTCCGTCATTAATCATCGCTCCATCTTGAAAGGCTACATCACCTAACAAGGGGCGTTTGCTGTGTATAATTTGGTATCCGCAGTATTCTGCGTAGTCAGCTATGCCATACCCTTCACGGGCAAGCCTAACCATAAATTCTCTTGTTGTTTTCCAGCGAAACTTAATTAAGTCTCTAGCTTTAGATTCGCCTCTAAGCTCTAAGTCATATTCAGCGAATAAGGCGAAACAATCGTTTGTCCCCCTTGTGTATTCATCTAGGCGCTCAGTAATCTTATCTATTTTTACTCTTGCACGCTCTAGGGCGCTAGTCATCTCTTCTTCTGTGTAGTACATACCAGAGTCCTCCAAAGTGGCACGAGGACAGCCTCTAGCAACCTGTGGATAATATTCCCCATCAAACGTCACTAAAGGCTCTCTCTGCGTGTTACATGTCTTCTTCTATAAATAGTCTTACTAGGTCAGCTACGATATCGCTTCTAACAATATCCTCAACGCCGAATTGTATTACAGGTATATCTAAACCCGCTCCATTAACTTTACGACAGAATGTCATAAGGTCTCGACCATCTTTAACATCGGACTGAGCAGGGTCACCCATAAGCACTAGCTTAGAGTTTTCTCCTAGACGGGTTGTAATCGCCTTTAGCTCATCCATACATAAGTTCTGTGCTTCATCTACAAGCACGAGAGCATTCTCATAGGAACGACCTCTTATTGTTTCGATAGGTTGTATCTCTATCTCACCTTTAGCTAGCATGTACTCATACTTACCTTGTCCAAAAGCTTTACTCAAAACTTCTAACATTGGCATTAACCAAGGTGTCATCTTCTCTTCTACAGTTCCCGGAAAGTGTCCGAGTGATTTTCCTGTAGGAACATTTGCTCTTGTAAGAACAATCTTCTTATATTTACCCCACATAAATAACTGTCCTACCGTTCCTGCGCTACAGTACGTTTTGCCAGTACCTGCACAGCCTATAGTAACTGTTATTGGGTTATGTTTTATTGCATTAATCAAGTCATCTTGTTTTTCATTCTTTGGTAAGACATGAAAATTAGTATTAAATTTCTTATACTTATTCGGATTTCTCCGTTCATCCTCTTCTCTCATATACTTAGGCATACGTGAATCTTTTTTAGTTGCAAAGCGAGAATTCTTTTTTGACATGAATAGTCCTTGTTTTAGAGTAAAGTTTAACACCCCCGAAGGGATGACTGTTATTTTTATACTGTTTTGTATCTCATGCTTATGTTGAAATACATGTTATAGTTAGGTGCCGCCGCATTGAAGTTTAGAGAACCTCCGGGAGCTAGAAAGCCTTGCATACCATGATTAATAGGGTTACCTGCCACTGCGCCGCTTGGGCCAGCACTGCCACCAGAAGTAAGATAGCCTCCGTAGTCGCCACCAAACATGCAGTAACTTCCTGTTCCTGAGATAGATGAACTCATAGAGCCCATTACTGATGTATTATTTGACCTGAATTGAGCTCTTCCAACGAAGAAAATACCGTTACCGCCAGTTGGCGCTGTAAATGATGTGGTATTCCCTGAAGATGTAAAAGTACCTGTTGTCCAAGTGCTGTTAGCAAACGCAGGGAATATAGAACCTGTAGCGTCTGCCCATTGAACAGTACCAGAAGCAGTGTTTTCTAAGATTTGCCCTACGCTTCCGCCTGAAGGGATGTGGTTGTTTCCTGCACCTGTAGGGTGCGAGTAGTTGTTAGCATTTGTGTCAATGCCGTCTAGTTTAGTATCGTTTTCTTGTAATGATATTTGACTCATTTAAATTCTCCTTATTCTGGTTTGGTAGGCATAACGACGCTATAAGGAAAATCTGCTTGAGTTGTTATGTCTAATAAAGCTGTTCTATAGTTAGCTATAGCCAGCTGTTCCGCTTCTGTTAGGCTAGCCCATCTAAGCGGGTTGCTTACGATAGGGTCTACGTCTCTTGCTAGAATACCATCTCTTAAGTTTCTTATAGCTTCAGCCGCTTCTGCATCTAGTTCTTCTTGAGTAGGTGCTACATACGCCGCATAGTCTGAGCCGATAAGTACAAGCAATACGCTGTTGTCTACAGTATTATCTGTATCATCAGGCATTAACCCATAAGGTATCCAACCATGTTCTGGATGATTAATTTCTACTTCAAATGCAGTATTTTCTGCGTTTAATGATTGTGCGTTACGCACTTCTGTTATTGTTATCATTTTATGAAATCCTGATAAATAGGGTTAACATCCTATGGTGACTACCACGAGTATCGTCACCGCCCCCAATAGCTCTCCATGTTCCGGAGATTGAAGGTTTTGTGGTGTTATAAGTGTAGATATCACCATTAGGTGAACCAGTAACTGCGGCGATAACGGTAAGATTACTACCAGACCAAGTTGAGTTGTGTGTGAGTGTGTTACCCGTGTTATGCGCCCAAACATAAGTACCAACAGCACCAAAAGTCATACTTGGGCTAGGTGAAGCCACCCAAGACGCAGTTCCTGCCGAAGAGTATCCTAAAAATTGACCACTAGCACCGCCACTAGGAATATGGTTATTACCGTTTCCTGTAGGGTGTGAGTAGTTGTTTGCGTTAGTCTCTATCGTATCTAACTTGGTATCATTTTCTTGTAATGATATTTGTGACATTTAATTTCTCCTTATTCTGGTTTAGTAGGCCATACGATTGCATGTGGGTAGCCCTCCAAGTTTTCTATATCTAAAAGAGCTTGACGATAGCCTGTCCACTCTGTACGCTTGGCTTCTGTCATGTCATTCCAACGTAAAAAGTTAGTTACAATAGGGTCAACGTTTGATGCAAGTAAAAAGTCACGTTCCTCCCGTGCATACTCAGGGGCTTTGGCCTCTTCTGCCGCCCGCTCAACCGCCAGTTGTGCTTCTTCTTCTTCAGTAAGATAAACTACTACACCATTTAATATTTTATGGTTTCTCATTATTATATTCCTTTATTTTAATATGCCATATACAGCTATAGTACCCTTAACCATATTCGTTGAACCTCCATGAAAGTTTATTTTAAAAGAGTCGTGGGTATTTTGGGAATTTGTACCATACTTATCCCCTACTGCTCCAATGGTATCGCTATTGTTAGTGCCAGCATTAGTTCTGTAAACAGACTGTCCAGTAGCACTAGTACTCAAATCTGAGCCTGAGTGCATATTCCACAAAGTAAGGTGACCACTACATTGATTACCGTGGTTGCTATTTGCGGTGCTGTACGTACCAACACTGACTGCTAATCTAACTTTTCCCGTAACAGTCTCATTACTAATTGTACCACCATTTTTCGTAACTCTTGTCCATATATCTGAGTCAGTTGAGGTTAACCCATCATCACTAAGGTATAAGTCCAATGAGGAACTACCACCATTACTGGGGGCAAGCCCATGCCACTCAACATAATAGTTATCATACAGACTGCTATTTAAAGCTGTGAAATTATAACTAGAAGTATTGTTCATAACTGACCTGTTTAATAATACTCTTGAGCCACTACTTGCATCTGCCCATTGAGCAGTACCAGCAGATGCATACTTGAGTACTTGGTCTGTAGAACCACCGCTAGGAATATGATTGTTACCGTTACCTGTTGGGTGTGAGTAGTTGTTAGCGTTTGCTTCAATGCCGTCTAATTTTGCGTCATTTTCTTGTAATGAAATTTGACTCATTTAATTTCTCCTTTACTTAACTTATCAACCATGCCTTTGTAGGTTAATTGATGAAAGTTATTTAATTTTAAAAGTCTGTTAGGACTTATTTCGTTAAGAGGGTCAACATGGTAAAAGCTAACATCAACTCTTTCTCGTATTATTTCTTCAAATTGTGTTTGCCATTCATTGCTGTCAGGCGCTATAAAGTTCTCAGGAGTATAATATAACTCTCCAGAGTATACGTTATTTACCTTACCATCAATGCCAAAGAAATCCATACCTACTAAAAATACATTGTCTGAGTTAAACTTATCAATAGCAACTCTTGTACCTGTTGCTCCTGATGAGTA